TTCCCGAGTAAATTCACTTTCGAGAAATGGTTTGACCAAATTTGGTTTTGGGGAATTAGCCTCAGGCAGCCGTTGGCTTTAGCGGGTCTCCCGCCCGCATGCAAGGCTCCAGGCCGGGGGCCTGGGTCCCCTTTTTCGGAGTAAATTGACTTTTGAGAAATGGTTTGGGCGATTTTGGTTTTGGGGATTTGGCCTTCTGGAAGTGGGTATTTTTGATGCCTTCCTATGGCGTTTAGGGTGGGGTTTGGGTGCTTCTGGCCTATTTGGAGCCTAGCATTGCATGGCCTAGGAGAGGGTTTCTAGTGGTGTCTGGGAGTTTGGGTGGTAGGCCATGGCTAAAACAGGTTGCGAGGCTTTTAAAGCGCCTTGTGGCGCTTTGGGTGTGGGTGTCTTTTGGGTGTGCTTTTTGGGGACGGGACGGGGACGCCGAACCTTGAAACAGGGACGGCGGGGACGCTTTGGGGCAAAAAGAAAGGCGACTCCCTTTCGAGAGTCGCCCTTGTTCGGCGATGCGTTTGGATTGATCAGGCTTTTAGCCTGGAATATCCCATGCCTTAACTCTGATTAGTGGTAAGCGGTTTGCCTTGGCGAATGCTCTGGCTTCCTTGGCTGAATGGAAGGTGTGGCGTGCCATAGGCGTTGTCACAAACCACCAGTGCCCGTTTCTGGAAAGCTTCGCGCTCATTAGCGTTTGTCTCCCAGGCTGCGTAGTTCGCGGCGGAGGGTGCGGCGGAACATGGCGCACGCTCCCACGAGGGGGCCGAAGAGGACGAATGCTGAGACTAGTAGGGTTTTCATGTTTTGTTTTTGGTTGAGGGTGAGGGGGTTAAGAACAAACAGGCATCAAAAGCCCAAAGGCATCGTCACCGGTTCCTGACGGATGGACGCTGATCATGCTTTTCGCGTCCTTAAAGCACAGTGTAACCTTTTCTGAGCCTAGGGCTTCCGCAAGTTTGGCAAGTAATGTTGCGTCGATAGTAACGGCCAAAGTTGCTTCCTCTTTTTGGAGGAGGCCTGATACAATCTCGGCAACTCTCGGAGCTCTAACATCAACGTGTTGAATTGGAAAGGAAGCACCTGAAAGGGTGGAGCAATGAGTTTCCGTGAAGGATAGCTGACTTTCTGTGAATAGCTTCAGGGTTGCCTTGCGACCAGCTTTCAAAGCTTCGATCGGGATTTTCTTTTCTTCAATCTGTTCTCCCTCTTCAGTTTCTACCTTCACGGATGCCATAATGCGGCCATCGGTTGCAATCGCGCGCCCATCCTGAATGAAAGGTTGCTTGATGCCGGGACGAGTTGCGTCTTTGCTGCAAGCTGACTCGAGTTTGAATGACTTTTTGATTTTCATCTTTCTAGTGTGGGTTTTTGTTGTTTGTTGTTGCTGCGGAAAGGGTTAGAAGTTCGCGATGATTATTCCGCCGTCAAATTCGATCACCTGAGTGTTGTCCTGAAGCCAAGCGAGAGCGTCAGCTTCTTTATCTTCTTCGCTCTGAGGCTCTTCTCCCAAGTTAGGGTTGGGTTCGAAGCCATACTCGAGAGCGGCTTCCAAAGCTGACTCGTGTTCTGAGTAGTCACAACGGATAGCAACAACGTCTAACTCAAGTTCTTCTCCGGTATCTTCTTCGAGTTGTTCTAGATATTCGACAAGGGCATAAGCGCCGGAGCGGGACCAATTAGCGTTCGTATCAGATTTGAGGAGTTCGGCGGCTTGCGATGTTGATAGTGTGGTTTTCATTTTTTTTGTGTAGGTTGCTCCGTTTGGAGTGCGCACAAACTACGCACAGCACAGAGTGAACGCAACAAAATTCGTACGTTTTTTTTGCGTACTCGCGCAAGGCTCGGAGTGCGTGGAATTTACGCAGCGAAGATTTTTGGTGCAGGCTCGCTAAATCAGCGAGTAAATAGGGAGTATGACCGAAGCACAGAAAGCCACTCTGATTCAGCCAGGAGAACGCCCGTTTGGACGCGCCAAGGGCACGCCAAACAAACTCACGGTCAGTGTTCGCGAAGCGGTGGAGAACGCATTCACGGAGCTCGGTGGTATGTCGTACTTGGTTCACGTCGGTCGGACCGATCCGCGAACATTCTGCGCCCTTCTCTCCAAACTCTTGCCGACCAAATTAGCTAACGCAGACGGCAGTCCGCTTATCGCAGCACTCACGGAGCTCACGGACGCGCAGCTAGAGGCGCGCACGGCCCGGGCGCTTGCGGATGCGCAGCGGTCGGGGTTAATGGCGCCGCAGTTGGGCCCGGTGATTGAGGTGTCGGCAGAGGCGGTGCCGAGTCAGCCTGCCAATCCGATTTGACGCAGGTGTTCTAGGAATTGTTCTAGGTGTGCTCGTTTTAAAGCGCTCCAACAGAGTAAGGGGAATCGAACTGCTAGTTCTGTTCACCGTGACAAGCTAGGCAAAGGTCTGGCATGCAGGTTGTTCCAATGGAACACCACAACCTGTAGTGTGAGCAAAAAGCTACACCACAACCTGTTGTGGTCGAGGGGTCGTCACCCCCAGGCCGGGCTGCTCTAGAAGAAGAAGTCGAGGTCCCTCCACAGTCGCGCCGGGGGCGTCCCACACCCCAGAGGGTGCCATCACCCCAGAGGGGTGCCCCCTGCTTTTTTCTGGACGGGACTCCGCCGGCGGGATACCCATACCGGCACATGAAGATACTGATAGCCTGCGAATACAGCGGCACGGTCCGAGACGCGTTCCGCGCCCGCGGCCACGACGCTGTCTCCTGTGATCTGTTGCCGACGGACAGGCCTGGCCCGCACTACCAAGGCGATGTGAGCGACATCATCGGCAACGGCTGGGACATGATGATAGCGCACCCACCCTGCACCTACCTGTGCTCTTCGGGGCTGCACTGGAACAAAAAGCGCCCGGAGCGGGCGGCTAAGACCGAGGAGGCGCTCCGCTTCGTGGAGTTCCTGATGAACGCGCCTATACCGCGTATAGCCATCGAGAACCCCATCGGCTGCATCTCCACCCGCATCTGCAAGCCAGACCAGACCATCCAGCCTTGGCAGTTCGGCCACCCAGAGTCTAAAGCAACATGTTTGTGGCTGAAGCGCGTGCCCGCGCTTGTCCCAACCAATGTGTTGCCACTACCGAGCACTGGCAGATGGCAGAACCAGACTGCAAGCGGCCAGAACCGGCTGGCGCCGAGCGCAGACCGCTGGAAGATTCGTTCCACAACCTATCAAGGCATCGCTGACGCGATGGCAGCACAATGGACATAGCCCCCCAAGACCCCCCTGAGGACGCTGCCGCTATGGCGTACGCTCTCGCGTGCAGCGCGGCAGAGCGCGGCATCGACTACGAGGAGTATACCTTCGAGATCGAGGACGGCGCAGAGGACGGCACTGAGATCAAGGTGCTGGTGATACGAGTATGAGCCGCGATACCGACGAAAACTTCCACCCCATCGAGTCCCACTACGACCTAGACACCGGCATTGACGCCCTGCGTCTGGCGGTGGACATGTGCCACGAGGCAGACCGTGCGGAGCACTGGAAACAGATAGCGACCGATCTCGCCAAGGCCCTCCAGACCTCTGGCTGGACGCCGCAGAGCGGCGGCACTGAGGCGCTGGAGCGATTTAAACACTTGCTCCGCGAGGAAGCCCGCACTAGCGTGCGGGTTCAACCTACAACTCGGCTGGGCGGCTGAGTTGAGGCGGATAGAGCCCGGCCCCGCGTGTGCGGGTGTCCGGGTGTCCTTTACTGAACATGGAAGACGTACTTGACGGCATAGACCAGCGGCTGGAGTTAACCCTCCTGCTCGAGGAGACCCTGCGCCGCAAGCGCGAGCGCAAGATCCAGTCGTACTTCCCTGACGACGGCCCGCTACGCCGGGAACTCTACCCCAAGCACTTAGCGTACTTTAGAGCCGGTGCCAGCTACCGCGAGCGGCTGATGATGGCGGCGAACCGCATCGGTAAGACCGAGTCTATCGGCGGCTACGAGATGGTGTTGCACATGACCGGCAAGTACCCAGCCTGGTGGGATGGGCGGCGGTTCGATCGGCCTATCAACGCGTGGGCGGCAGGGGACACGGGGAAGACGACGCGTGACATCTTGCAGATGAAGCTGCTGGGACCACCGGGAGAGTTCGGCACCGGCCTCATCCCCAAGGCCGATCTGCTGCGCACCACCGCAAAAGCCGGGGTAGCGGAAGCGATCGAGACCATCAGTGTGCGGCACGTCTCCGGCGGTGAATCAAGACTGGTATTTAAGTCCTATGACCAGCGCCGTGAGGCGTTTCAAGGCTCCGAGCAAGACGTGATTTGGCTTGATGAAGAACCACCTCTGGACGTGTACACGGAGTGTCTCTTGCGTACCATGACCAACAACGGTATGACGATGTTGACGTTTACGCCGCTGATGGGGCTGAGCGAGACGGTGTTGTCGTTTATGCCGAGCGGCGACATTAAAGAGCAAGCCGCCGGCAGCAAGTACGTCGGCATGGCGACTTGGGACGACGTGCCGCATCTGACGAAAGCCCAGAAAGACGAGTTGTGGGCGAGCATCCCGCCCTTCCAGCGGGACGCACGTTCCAAAGGGATCCCTCAGCTTGGCGCCGGGGCGATCTACCCAGTGCCTGAGAGCGAGCTTCTCATTGAAGAGTTCACGATCCCCGAGCACTGGCGACGGTGTTACGGCATGGACGTGGGCTGGAACCGGACGGCGGTGGTGTGGGGTGCTACGAACCCGGACTCTAATGTGACCTACCTCTACAGTGAGTACTACCGAGGACAAGCGGAGCCGATTCTGCACGCGGAAGCGATCAGAGCCCGTGGCGAGATGCCGGGGGTAATCGATCCAGCCAGTCGCGGTCGAGCGCAGACTGACGGGCAGCAGCTTCTGGGTATTTATCGGCGGCATGGGCTGGATGT